TTGTAGGTCTATTATCCAAGTAAATCGTTTCTCCTGACCCTTTATTTATCTCAGTATCAGAAAGACCTGAAATAAAGTTCACACCTAAGTTAATTAATTTGTTACCATCAGGGTTTGTTGTGATTCCTGAAAAATTTCTAGAAATCGCTCCAGAAAAACTTGTTTCCTGACCTTTAATATCATTTGAACCTGCTGCGGATTCAAAATTGTAGATTCTACCAGCAGTTGATATACCAGCATAATCCTCATGACTTAAAAATGTGCGGTTAAAATTTAATGATCTATCTCTAAAATATTTTAAAACTTTAGTTTCAGAATCAAAAGATGCAACATACGCACTTGCTTGTTTACCAGCGTTTGGAGGTTGAATTAGAACTTGTCTTATCTCCTCACCTACATTTGGTTTTCCAGAAATAGTATCAAACTTAATTGCTTGTAATGAAGAGAAAGTATTATCAGTATATGTCACTGACGTTCCAACTTTTGTTGGATTTTTTACAATACCAACTTGTGAAAATTTTGTATCAATAGGAAAATCTTTTGTTGAATCATCAAATCGAGCATAGATAATTACTTTATCAGTTCCTAATTCAGTGTAAATATCAGAACCATGTCCTAATTTAGGAGGAATTATTGGAATTAACTTGGCACGGTCAGTAGATGTGGTAACACCGCTACTTAGTGTGCCTAAATCAACAATACCGTAACTATAACCTGATCCTCCAGAACTTACAGTTACGTTAGTAATAGTTCCATTTACAACATCGACTCTTGCTTTAGCTCCAGTTCCATCACCAACTATGTCTACTTCTTGACTCAATCCATTAGCGTAATCTGCTCCAGCTCTGTCAATGTAAACGTGTTTAATTTGATTTAAATTTACAGAAGAATTACCATTTTCACGAACTGATCTAATTTGAGAATCTTCACTTGTACCCCAATTATTGGGAACAGTAATGAATTCAGTTGAATCAAATTTAATAATATCACTAGGTGATACGGTAAAAAGATATTTCCAAACATATCCATCACCACTATTTCCTGCTTTTGATGGTTCTAAATCTGTGAAGGTTGGTTCGTCTTGAGATACGTTTCCAAGTGGTTTATCTCCTGTTGATCCATTATCAATACAAATATAAACCTTAAAGTCGGAATTAAGTACGTAGTAGTTCGCATCATATAACCTATTTGCACCTGTTAATGGACTAGGATTTTCGACACTATAATCATCTCTGTAAATTTCATATCTACTACCTGCTACCCAATCTACTCTTCTTATAATTCTCCTTATATTAGCTGATGATACTTTTTTACCATACATCATCGTATCACCTGCATGTCGTCTATATGAAAAACTATCTATAGGTGCTGGAGTTCTAGTGTCCCATCCTAAAGATCTACCATATCCCACTAAAGTTTCGTCAGGAGTACCTGCTGGATTTGGTAATCCAATAAAAACGTAATATGAATTATTAGTATTTTCTACTGACTCAACAAAATTGTTAGCATTCAGAATTCTAAATTGATCAGTAATTATCGCTGACATTGTTAATTAACTTTTTCTTTTTATTTATAGAGGTAATTGAATCATAATCCAAACACCCTTATTGCACCAGTTGATCTTAGACCTCTGAGTGAACTTTGTGAGTAGTTCTTTCTCTGAATAGTTGGGAAAGTAGTTAAACCACTATTAACTGTCAAACCAGTCACACCTATTGAAATAGGATTATCTGATCTCGTAGCGTTAAATATTCTACCCCAACTAATAACCCCTAATTCAGTGCTTATTCCTGGTGCACTAGGATCGAAATTACCTGTTTGGGCGATTCCTAAAACTGATGATGAACTATTTGTATGAATGTTACAAGTAATCTCACCGTTAAACGCACCATCATCAGATACTGCATGGACTTTGTAAATATTATCAACAAATGTTGTTCCTATGGCAACTATTGATGAATCCTGACTGTCAACCGATGTTACAGCTGATCCAACTTTTGTATCTTTTATGAAAACTGGATAACCAACAATGATTGGTTTACCTGATATCTGCTCGTCTGATCTAAAGAAGAACTTAAGTGCTAATGGATGACCGCCAGTACCAGTCGTTGTAGTAATACCAGTAATAATTCCAGTAAATCCCTCTATATTACTAATCTCTGTAATTTTTTCAGTTTGAAATTCAGGTAAGTCAATTATTACTTGTGGAGGTGTGGTGCTTGTGTAACCCAATCCTTGATTTACTACATTAATTGCATCTATAGATCCATTATTAATAGTTGCTGTTGCAGTCGCTATGGTATATGCACCAACACTTCCATCTGATTGTATAAATGTACCAACTCCAGATACAGGTGCAGAAATTTTAACTTCTGCTGTGCCACTATAACCAGAACCAGCGTTAGTTATATCAAATGATGTAACGGAACCTGCTGCAGATACGATTGCTGTAGCGGATGCACCAACGTTTATTTCACCAGAAGAAATTAAAGCATCAACACTATTATATGTTAAATTATATCTATCTGCTAAAGGAATATGTGTTGTCTTTTCATAGAAGAAAGATCTAACATCATCTACAAAAATTCCATTTAAAGGTGTGCCATCATCACCTGAATTTATTGTAAAGTCTCCAATAATTTTAGCAGTTGGATAAATTTGTGGTTCTAATATTTCTCTTGACTTATCTATTTTTTTACCATTTAAAATTATATCAACTTTTTGTTTAGTCCATCTAACTGGTTTATCATTATTTTCATCAATACCCTGACCTGTGTAGATATCAGTTTCTACAAGTTTTGCTCCAAGTAATTCTTTTATAGTTCTTTCATTCCTTTGTGTAGTAGTGAATCCAACAGGGTGTTTAAACACTCTTAGTTCATCACCAACTTTGATTGTTTCTTGTATATCAGCAGTATCAATATCTACACCATCTTGACCTTTGTAGAAGAAGATATCTACCTTAGCTTCTGGTCTAGGTGGTTCAATGAAATCAAATGTAGTTCCTCCTTGGAATTGATAAGCTTCACCAGGTTTTTGAAGTACACCATTAACAAATATCAATAGAACTGCATTCATATCAATTAGTTGAGATCTTGAATTATTCAAATCTTTTTCAAAACTTAAAAGTTGTCCGTTGAAGAATAACGGGAATCTCTTACTTATTCCGTCTTGTAAATTCTTTATGGAATCAATAAAATCTATTTCACCGAACTGTTGTGCTGAAAATCTATCAGTAAAGACTTCAAGTACCTCTAATTCAAATTCTTGAATTGGTTGACTTAAATGTGCTGCAGTAACTAGACCAACTGGTTTAAATTTATCACCAAGTTTAAATGAATGTCCTGATCTAGCAACAGAGAATTTAGAAATTTCAAAGGTAGTAGAACCAATACCTACAGTTGTGGAAGCAGCACTGACCTCAACATCTAGTAATAAATTAGAACCAGTAGCAGTTGTTAAACCAATTCCTCGTCTAGAAACACCAATTACAGGTATATTATCGTAATTTGGTTCTGGTATTATAATTTCTGGATTTACATAACTTGTACCAGCAGAAACAATTGTAAATGCAAGTGTTCCACCAACACCAACAGAAGCAGTTACAACAGCACCGCTACCCGCACCTCCACCAACACCTGCGTTTAATGTTATTGTGTTAATAGTAGTTGCACCAATACCAGTTACAATACCTGCAATAGGATCTGAATTTGGGAAACTAGTTTTTGATACTGCTCTTGGATATGGGTGATCTGAGAAGAAATTATCCTTAGAACACTTAAATACTAATCCACCAGTGTCAATGCCAACTGAATCACTTGTTGTGAACGTATGATTTGGAATTGTTAAAATTAATTGACCTGTATGAGAAGTGTATACTGCGTTAGTGGCTGTAAATGAATCACCAGCAAAACTTCCTTTCTTAATCGAACCGATACCAGAACTTACAAATCTATGTTCGTATGCTTGATCTGTAACTCCAATTGCAACTGAACCACCACGATATCCAGAACCAAATGTAAGATCTTCAAAGAACTCGAATGCATGTCCACCACCTTGATATGTGTGTGGAATAGTGCTTGCACCTGCCTGAACTTCAAATGTTCTTTCAGATACAATACCTACTAAGAATAATGGTCTCTCGTGGTCTTGGAAGATTGTTGTTGTTACTCCTACATATCCACCACCACCAATTGTTTTAACAGCGTCAGCATCAGCAGAATCAAATGTGTGAACATACTGGTCACTTGGAGCAGACGCACCAACATTTATTTTAAATGTATTTGTTGTAGCATCACTTACTGTTAGGTATTGGTTCGCAGCAGGGTCAGTTGCACGAGGATAACAATGAACTGTTGCATTACTATCTTTATCACAAGTGAAGCAAATACCACCAGTTTTAAGAATTACTGCATCACCATTTACTAAACCGTGGTTTGCGATTGTTAATACTAAATCACCATTAGCGGGATCGTAAGTTGCATTGGTTACTGTGCCAACTACAGTTTTCGGACATACAAATTCTAAACCCTTAAGTTTAACTGTATTAGGTCTCTCAAGTGCAAATCCATGAACCTTATCTGTTGTAACTGTAATGATACCTGTAATATTATCATACGCTGCAGTTTGAATGCCAAGATTAAATCCAGATGATGTTGCTATACCAACGACACTTGTTATCCCACCAGTGGCATCTTTAAATGCTTTTACTTTTGCACCTTGTAGTGGAGCATATCCCAATCCTGGTGTTGAACCCAATGAAACAATTATTCCACCTCTTGGAACTTGATTCTGATTTATATCAAATTCAGAAACCATTTTTTCACCATTTTCCGAAGTGATACCAGTAAACTCTACTGTAGAGATACCAGCAGTTGAATCAGATATAAATTCATAATTATTACCAGCATTATTAACTGTCAGTGGAGTCTGGAATATACCATTAATGAATACAACTCCGTTTCCAACACCAACACCTGAATGTGTATTTGCTCCACCGACAGTGAGTGTGTAAGTCTTGCCGATACCTGTGAAGTTGTCAGATATATCATCAAACAACATATTAGTTGTGTAATCACTTCTTAAGAATGTTCTACCACTAAATTCTGCTTTATCAAAAGGTTGATTAGTTTCATCTCTTCTGCTACGTGTATTTCCTTTTGGAGGGTCTGAGAAGAATACTTTACTATCAACTATATTAAATGCACCTCTATGCAATCTTGCTACATCATTTGCAGTATGTGTTGTCTGAGCTATTCCTAATTGCCCTCTCTCAACCTTAACAACTGGTAAAGTAGCAATACCAGCTGCAACAGAAGCTGACTCATTTATAATACCTGTGGGAGTGCTTGAAAAACCAACCTCAAGAACTTTTACAAATTCATCATTCAATTTCAAAAATTCACCTGCTTTTATAGAGCTAATACCACTTAATACAAATTGTGATAATCCAATTCCAACAGTGCTATTATAAGTAAATCCATCAAATACACCTAATGTGTGAGAAATAGATGTAAATGTAATTGGTTGTTGAACTACACCATCTAATCCAATCAGAGTTTTAGTTAACTGTTTTGTCATAGCTAACTTATGTGAGTTTCCACTGCCTAGTGAACCACTTACTCCAGTAAATGTTACAGCAACACCAGTTGTTATAAATTCAGGTCTTGTATATAATTCAAAATTGTCTTCATCTATAACCTTTGCAAAAACAGTGCTAGGAAGAATGTCTGTTACGATACCAGAGATATTTTCTGTGGCACCAATTGAAACTGCAGTTCCTGCTACACCTATGAATGTTGAACCAGGTGTATATGTAAGTTCCTCATTAGTGTTGAAGAAATGACTTGGTAAAGTTATAACATTTGTAATTGTACTAATTGTTCCTACATTAGATGGATTAAATGTTTTGGAATATATTGGAACACCATTATTTGTTAATAAGAACTCTTTCTTATCAGCTCTTAAACCACTAGCACCATCATAAGTTGATAAGAATAATTTTTGATCTACAGTGCCATAAATTAAATTAGGTGGGTTATTACTAAAATCACTATCAGTGTATAATACTTCATTGTATGATTGTACTTCTATTAAAGAATCAAATTCTGCATCTGGATAAAATCTTAAGTTAATATCATTACCAACTATCTCACCACCAAATGTACCAATACCTGTAGTTGAACCAGCAGATACGAATGGATATTGAATTGTGAGTATATCATCTAAATCTCTAATTGATATAATTTGATGAACAGCAGATGTCTCACCACAAGAAACTCTTACAAGAGATTTTACTGTACTATCTAAATTTTTATTAATTGTATTGTATGTTATTGGATTTGTTGTTCCAGTTGCATACTTCGATTCTAATCTGGCACTTCTTTCTGCACCAACTGGTTGACCCGAAACTAAAAAGCGATATGTTCCTATACCAGATTCTGTTGAACCTAAACCAACTACATTAGCTCTAACCTCTAATGGATTAATCCTATCATTTTCTATTTGTAATTTTACTAAATTATTTTCAACCTTTGCAGTAATGATACCTACAATACTACTACTTAATCCAGATGTTGTATCTACATATGTCTCTGCGATTGTTGTATCAGTCCCATCAAAATCAACTATAACCTCACTATAATTAATTTCCTTTGATATAGAGTCCTGAACAAATATATTTGCATAAAGTGAATTAAAATCATAGTCTGGAACCTCTAATATCGTAGAAGTTACTACACCAACAGTTGTTGTTCCAACTCCTGTATTATGACCCGTCAAATCGATACTTCCAATAGCATTTGTTCCAATACCTGCTAAATCTGTATTGAATTCAATTTTTAATATTTTTATATTGTGGTCTCTCGAAAATTTTTCAACTGGTTCAAATAATAAATTTTTTGTACCAGTTGTTGTAATTTCAGTATTGAAATCGCCTAATTTTTGATTTGTAAAATCGGTTGATTTTTCAAGAATAAATGCATCTTTCTCAGTTGTTAATGTAACTAATTCTGTAAATTGAGTATCAACTGTATCTGGATCAATTATTTGAATTAAATAACGTCCTATTTCATCTGTTAAAGGTTCGATGGTTGTAGTGAAACTTTCAAACCCTTCACTAGAAAAAGTATCACTAATATCATCATGAAGTAATACTCTATTAGTTTTACATCTAGTAAAGTCAGTCAGTGTTTTATTTTTAAGAGTGAGAAATTTAGAATTATCATTCCTTGTAGCAAAATCTCTTACTAAATCAAAATTATTAATTGCATCTACTCTTTGTTTATCCTCTATTTCAAGAACATTTGCAACATCTAAAACAATAGATTGATTTGATTCTGCAGTTTCTCCAATACCAACTGGAATTTTAGATAATACTGAGGTATCAGCAAAATTTTTCAATCCAGATGGATGAGTAAGACGATTTACGGGATTTACAAAATCATTCCATCCGATTGGACTTTTAATGGTATATGAAAGATTTTGATAATAATCATTATCAGGTATTACTTGATAATCCTCATTTAATTTACCAATATCATCTAACCAACCATATTCTTGTCTGTTTGAAAAATCAGTTTTGAATTTAGCTTGATTATCATTTAAGGATGTAATTTCAGCTGATACACCACTTAATCGACCTACAATTCTATCACCAACCTTTAATTTAGATTTACCATCTATTTTAATATAATCATTTCTAACCTCACTTATTTTTAAATCAGTTACTTCATTTCCGATTATAAGTGTTTCATTTAATTCAAATACACCTCTTTTTATAACAGGTTCGATGACTGGTAAATTTTTCCTGTTTATTAAATTAGCATAACCTGACTGGAAAGTTTTAGCGATACCAGGATTTGTAGTAACACCCGCTAAACTAAATTGTAATATAGACTGAGTTCCAGCAGAATAATCTGTAACTTCAAAGAATTGGAAATTGTAATCCTCTGAATTGTATCCTTCCCCTTCGACTATAGTAGATGAAACACTGCCACCCTGTGTTGCTCCTATACCACTCTCTCCTACCCTTTGTATACCTTCAATGAAGATTTCATCACCTACTGCAAATGGTTGCTCGTCAAATCCATTTATAGGGGTTTCTAGGAAACAAGTAACGACTCCAGAATTACTAGTTATTACAGAATTAATACCTACACCATTTGAGTTGTTTATTGCAACTACTCTATGTACTACTGAATCCAATCCATATATTGGTGATATTACTTTAACTTCCGATACCTTTTGATTTGGTGCTATTGCTTGTAGAGAAACTTCATCTACAACAGTATTTGAAACGGGATTGAATAAGATCAAATCAGGAGCATTTGTATATTCTGATCCACCACTTAATACATCAACTGATTCAATTACATCAAGATTATCAATACCAACAACAGAGGGAATAAATGCCTCTGGGCTCAAAGTTTTATCAGAAGAATATTCATAACCAATATCTACGATTCTAACTTTTTTAATTCTTCCAATGTCTTTAGAATATGCTTTTAGATTTGCATCAGATCCATTTGTACTATTGACTTTTAAAAATTCAGGTAGTTTTTTATAATTAAAACCTCTAGATATAATATTAAAATTCTTTATAGAACCTTCAACTGTGGTTGCTTCGGTGGAGTATTCTAGTTTTTCACAATCACTATTTGTATATGATAAAAATTCAGGGAATCTGGGAGAGATATCAAAAGTATCATCAGTAACGTTGAATATTTCATATTCACCATTATATACACTATCAACAAATTTTATTTCAGAATAATTTGATACTTCTGTATCAGCAGTGCTTATAAACCCACCTTTTGTTAAACCATAGTATAATGTATTAGGTGCAGAATTAGAATATTTAACTTTTAAAGTTGCTCCTGTTGGATCAGTATTATTTGTTCCTATTCCAATTGTACCTGCAACACCAACATTAAAATTAGTTGAGTCTTGAGAACTAATATATTCATTTGTTAATTCTTTGTCATAAAATAATTTAAAATCAAAACCTGCTAAAGTTGTACTTGATA